CGTGCAAAAATCTCATAATCATACGGCTCGCCCGCAAGATATATCCCGTTTGCCGTGCGCAAAGGGTGGTTTTTATGCGCGTGAAAACCGACGGAATTAACATATTTACAAAGCTTATCAATTTGGCTTTCCAAATCTTTACCTTTTTGCATAAACATCCTCCGAAAAAAATATATGTATTCTTTGTCTTACAGCGTCCGCAAAGCACTTCCATTGAGAAACGGCTGTTTATAAATTTAATAACCTGTTCGCCGCGCTTAATTTCAATCGCACCGTCCGAGAGCACACAAAACAGTACCTTTCCGCAGCGCTGACATCTGTACACACATTTTTCACGCATGAAATTCCCCTTTCAGTTTGGCAAGCACCATTTCTTCAAATTCTAATCGTTCCGCATCCGAAAGCGGAAAGTGCGGCGGCAACTCCTTCCACCGCATATACCCTCTGTACAGCTCATGTACTTTCGGATGGTTCACATTCAATCGATACCCATACGGGTTATTCTCGTTAAACACATTCACGGACGGTACATCACCCGATTCAGGATTTGCATTGCTTCCAGCTTTGTAAGGCTGTCGGTATCGACCTTTACCTTTTTCCGTTTAATATATGCTTTCTGCTTGTCCGACGCGGGCGCACACCCCCACCGTTTGGCTTTGGTTAAATCCCAAATATATGCGCTGTCCTGTTCCGCAAGGTGCAGAAAACGGTATACGCCGTCAATCGCGCTTTGCATCGGCATTTTGACCCCGTTCCACACGGTATTGCCGAGCTCGTCCTGTGCGGAAAGCACAATCCGTCTGCGTTGCGGTAGAGAAAGCACCAAATCGCCGTTGGGCATTTTGAAGAAATTCAGATTGTGCGTATCATAGCTCTGCGCTTTCGCCCACAAATCCACGATTTTCACGTTCTGAATCCAAGACTGCGGACAGTCTGCATACTGTGTGACCAATTGCGGCAAATCGAATAAATCGCCCTCAATGAAAGCTTTCTGCGATTCGGGAACAGCGTCCAAATCCACGCCCAGCAACGACGGCGCAGTGCAAAGGCTCGCTTTACCCGTCACGCCGCAGCAGTCGATTAAAATGAGTTTTTCCTTGTCGGGATGCAGGCGCAAACCGCGCCCGACCATTTGACTGTACAGACTGCTGTTCTTCGTCGGGCGCACAATCATCACCGTTTCCACAAGCGGCATATCCGTTCCCTCGGTGAAAATCATACAGTTGACAAGGCACGGAATTTCCCGCCTTGTAAAGCGCTCGATAATCTCCTGTCGGTTCTTCGTTTCGGCAGTCACCGACACTGCGCCGTCAATGCGTTTTGCAATCTCCTCAGCACAGTGTACGGAGGACGCAAAAATCAGCGTTGCGCCTTTGGCATATTTTTGATAGGCTTCTGCCACCGCGTCATTGAGAGAATCCTTATCCATCGCGGCGGCAAGCTCGCCGGGGGCGTAATCGCCCATACGGGTTGCCACGCCCGAAATGTCATAGCCTACATCCACGCGCAGGCAGTGAATATCGCACAAATATCCGTTCTGAATGCCCCATTTTAAGTCGCGCTGAAAAATGATATCCTCGTACACGTCATCCAAACGGACGCTGTCGCCGCGGTTCGGGGTCGCCGTAAAACCGATATGTATGCGCGGTTTAAAATATCCGTAAATCGTTTTGTAGGACTGCGCCGCCGCGTGGTGCGCCTCGTCCGTGATAATCATGTCAAAGTCATTTGGCTGAAATTTATCTAACCGCCGCACAAGGCTTTGCACGGATGCGGACACCACCGCTTCACCGTGGGAATGCTCCCCTGCCTGTTCCACGCCGAAAGAACAATCGTAATATTTTCGCGGCTGATGCACCAATTCGTCGCGGTGCGATAACAGCAGTACCCGCCCTTGGCGGTTGAGGCTCGAAAAGGTGTATGTCTTTCCGAGCCCCGTTGCCATTTGTACAAGATGCGCACCGCCCTGCAAATTGTCAATAATCTGTTTACATTCCTGTTGATAATCCCGAAGCGCCATACCGCACCGCCTTAAAACGGCAAGCCGTCGTCATCATCGGTCGGGAGCGGCGTGAAATCATCGGCTGATACGTTGACAGACGGTCTTTGCGTGTCCTGTACTTTCGGCGCAGCAGCTTCGGATTCGGCTTTACTGCCGCAGAACGAAACATTGTCCGCAACGATTTCCACGGCGGTGCGCTTGTTGCCGTTTTTGTCCTCGTAATTGTGGGTCTGAATCGAACCCTGCACCGCAATCATCTGCCCTTTGCGGAAATATTTGGTAACAAATTCAGCCGTCTGCCGCCATGCGACGACGTTGATAAAATCTGCCTGCCGTTCTTCTCCGTCTTTTTGGTATCGGCGGTCAACCGCAACACAAAAAGAGGTCACGGAAAGCCCGCTGTTTGTGGTTTTTAATTCGGGGTCGGCGGTCAACCGCCCCATAATCACTGCTGTATTCAGCATAATTTCTCTCCTTATGAAAATATATTTTTTCGGTGATACGCCTGTTTTTCCGTGCGTGTATCGTAATAGTGTTTTAGAGTATCCGCATTTATCTGCATGTCGCGCCGCATTTCCGAAAGAACGCAAAGCCGTCTGCCGCACTCTATTCGTTCATAGCCGACAGCGTCCCGCATTTTTGCTTTGCACGCTTGAATTTGCTTGTCTAAAACGGCAAGCTCCTGTTCATACGCCGCGCCGAGCTCCTGTAAGGTTTTTCGGTTTTCCATATGTTCACTCCGCCCGCGGTCGTCCCTGTCGGGTCTTTTTGGCTTTTTGGATGATTTTCTGTGCGTCCGCACCGCCGCTGTCTAAAAACGATTCCATCAGCGCAGATAACACAGACGAAACGGATACTCCGTTATCCGCACAGATGTTTTCAAATACGGCGGCAGTTTCGGGGTCTACACACGCGACCATATGTGTTTTTTGCATTTGAACTTGCTCCTTTTACAAATCTCGGAGGGTGGTGTAGTCTACAATCTCCGTCAGCTTTTTTGTCCGCTTGCAATAGTCGCAGTGTTCACAGCGTTCGGGTGTACCGATACCCCGTTTCAAATCTTGAAACCGTGGTGCAAGCGTTTCCACCATAATCCGCTGTGCATCCAAAACATACTGCGGCACAGACAGCACCGCAATATCGGGCTCGGGTTCTTTGGTTGCTGCCGCAATGAAAAACGGCAAACCGTGTCCCTCGACCGCCTGATACACCGCGCCCTGAACATCATAGCCCCAAGCCTCGATAAAATGGGTTTTCTGTTGCTTATCCGCATTCCAAACGGGCTGAAAGTCGCGCATAATTTTCAAATCGACAATCAGCTTTTCGGGAAAGTAGCTGTCTATTTTGATTTTGAACGGCACACCGCCGATTTTTCCTGTTTTGATAACCTGTTTTCTGCCCGACAGCATCTGCATAAACAGCCTGTCCCGTTCGATTCGCGCAATGATTGTGTCGGCGTGCTGAAACTCCGATTTTAAGTTCCCCTGCCGCGTAAACATCTCAGGATGTGCCGCTGTAAAAGCATCCGCAGTTCCTTCAAAATATGCATCCACATACGAGCCGACAAGCAGTGCTGTGGTCTGTGGACGAACATATTCGCCGCGCAGCTCCGCGAGTGCCGCCGCCTCACACTTTAAAAATGCTTTAAACTGCGACGCACTCATATATTTCATCTGATTTTTCGGAGAAAAGTATGTATTATTCGTCATCGGTCGGAAGCTCCGTAAAATCACCTGCAATCGGATTTTCCACCGTCTGCTTGGTTTTATCCTCCGCTGCTTTTACTGCGCAGTCGGCACAAAGCGGCTTGCCGTATTTATTGGCGGTATGCTGTGCAACCTCATATGCAGATTTATTGCTGTACGACTGAATATCCCGACCACAGTCCGCGCATTTCGTTTCGACGGTTTCCACACGCGGCACATACGGACGAATCCGAATCGCTTCAACAACATCCCCGAACGCTTTTACTCTTTCGGCATACAGCTGAATTTTTCTGCCCGCCCATTCCTCGATGTACGGCGTTTTATACAGCTTTTCAATGGTTTTACAGTTTGTTACGTTCAGAATCATAGGCTTTACGCGCTCCTGAAACCGCGCAACCATACATTCCTCTTTTTTGCCGTCTGCGCCCGTTACCTTTTCCTGCCGCACAGACGCAATCGTCAGCACCATATCCTTGCCCGGTTCCAACGAATATGCACCGAGATAATCGGGATTCTGTAATTTTTTCCAGTGGGTTTGATTCATATTGCTTGCTCCTTTATATGTATTTCTTCTGTTTTAGATGTCGGGATAACAGCCGCCTGCCTGTAATTTTTCTTCCAGACACGCCGCGCAAAGCGATTCGCCGAAAAACAGCCTTGTTTCTTCATACTCTCCGCACTGCGGACAAAATGCATCGTTTGACTTCGGCAGACTTTCCCAAATGCAATCGAAGCAAAGTTCTGAGCCGTCAAATTCGTACACGTCTGTTTCTTCTCCGCAATCGTCACAGACAATTACGTCAAACGGCTGTACATTCGGGCAAATGCTTACGATACAGGGATGTGTACCTGTTGCGCAGTCACAGCACCCTGCGATTTGTTGAATCGTCATTTGACAAATTCCTTTCTTTCGTATACACTAAGCATGTGGGATTTGTGTTGTACACGCACATTTCTTTGCCGTGTTCGGTTGCCGCCGACACGGCTTTTTTATTTGCATTCATCGTCTTTGACCTCGATGAATCGCCCGGCTTTATCCAGCTTGTACCACGTATCGGGTTTAATTTTTTTACCGTCTACTTCTTTGAATTTGATACACTGAAATTCAAAATCTTTCCAGTACTGAATCGCCAATACGGAACGTAACCCGCCACGAACCTTGGCACCTTCACCGCCATATACAACCGACCGATAACCGCCTGTGAGGGCTGACTGATAACCACCTGTGAGGGCTGACCGATTACCGCCTGTGAGGGCTGACTGATTACCACCTGTGAGGGCTGACCGATAACCGCCTGTGAGGGCTGACTGATTACCGCCTGTGAGGGCTGACTGATTTGCGCCCATTTTCTCATTAGTGCAATGTGACTTTGTATACTCAAACGCCGCATGAATCAAACCATTTATGCCGATTTCACCGCCGATTTTGATATGCTTTCCGCAAACCTTCGTATCATCGGAATGGCGCTCCCCATTGTCATCCAATTCAACCTCACAATATCGGCTATCCGCAGGCGGATAATATCTGAAACAATCCAACGGATGCTCACACGCGTGGAAACCTTTGTCGCACAGCTTCGCGCCGTCCTCGTCATACGCCTTGCCGATTTCATACTGAAATCCACGGCATTTTAAATCTTTGTCAAAACCTTTATATGCTTTCATTTCCTTTTCACCTCATTATGTAGAATACAAAGCAGTCAATAACCGCATAGCCTGTGACCGCCGCAATGGCTGTCCAAGAGAAAAACTCTGTACGGCATTTCCGCAGTGCGGGACGAATCTCTGCGCGCGTCTTACGCACTGTATGCCCCGCAGGAATCGTTTCGGGCGCGAGGGAATATCTTTTCTCCATGTCCTGTAAAACTCGCCATACGGCGCGCACACGGAGCACAAACAGCCCGAATGCACCGAGTAAGAGCAGTTCCACTACTGCCCAAAATATGAGTTTTAAAAACATATGTTTACTTCCTT